GACCAACCATTGCCATTAACATTAATACCGGTAAAACACCAATAATAAAGAATATGACTAAGAAAGCCCAACCAAGTCCTTTAGTTGTGCAATATTGTGTTTGTTCACTCATGCTCGCCACCATTTGCGCGACCACTATAATTACCAAATATGTTTGGTTTACGTTGAGCAGTTTCAAATGTTGCTACTGTAATAGCAATAGCGCCTAATAACAACGTATGCAATATCATACTAAATACGCCGGCCCACATACTTCCTACAATAATTGCGAATACAATACACCACATCCAAGCAAGAACTTGCATAATCATATGTCGTGTACTAAAATCTGGAATATTGCTTAATGGATTTTTTTCGTGATCCATTACTACATTCCAACAGTCTACAATCCATCTATTCATAGTCTTTTACTCCGTGTTTATCAATATCGTTAAGAATCATTTGTATAGATTCTTTTATATCCTGAACCGAATCACCAGAAATGTCAACAGGTTTTTCAGTCCAAGATCCTCCATCATCTGATGGATAAAATTCATGCACTGCATAATAACCATCATGCTTCATTAATTGGTAATGCCATTTATTCATAGCTTTCGCCAGTTTCACGAAAGAAGTTTTCTGACCAAAAAGCTTTATCATCGATCCAAATATCGTAGTTTTCTTTTTCGCCTACGCTGAGTTCGTGATATTTCGCACCCCATTCAACGAGTTGATTATTAGTTAGTCTCCAATAATCTATACCGCTTACGCATCCGCGTGCAGTCATGTATTTAATAGTATGACCTGCGTCGTATAAAGCATTTACTTTAGCAATTCGATCATACATCGGAATATGATTAGCATAATCCTTTTTACCACTTCCATCCATAAAATAGACTTCTTGGCATATAGTTCCGTCAATATCAATTATATATTTCATTTTATCTCCATTATAAAAAAGGGAGGCCAAGAAAGCCTCCCAATCACAGTAAAATAAGTTAACCTTTTAGAAGTTCTGGTTCTCTTCGGTTAATTTCAATTGTACGTGGTTTCTTCTCGTCTGGAATTACATTCTCTAGATGCACGCTAAGAATGCCTGCATCAAGATCAGCGCCGTTCACTACGATAGTGTCCATTAAAGTAAACGTACGATTGAAAGATCGAGCTGAAATACCTTTATGAATGTAGTTCTTCTCGTCATCTGTATTTTGGTTACCCTCAATAGTCAAAGTTCCATCTTTCAAAGTAATGTCTAAATCGTCGTAATTAAAACCTGCGATAGCCAATTGTAATTCGTACTGGTCTTCGCCCGTTTTGATAATATTATAAGGTGGGTAATTTGCCTGGTTAGGCGTTGCTGTTCTCATTCTATCTACCATGCGGTCAAAACCGATGAAGAATGGATCGTTAAGCATAGTCGTATCTAATCTGCGAGTATTCATTTTGTTTCTCCTTAAATAAGCAAGATTAATGTAAGGAACCCATTATGGCATTCCTACTATTATTTATACACCGTTTATGATCAAAAGTACAACTTTATTCTACATAAGGCTCAAAATCACTGCCGTTAGCTACCATACAAGCCCATCCATTTGGGAACAGCGAAACTAAAGTCCATGAGCCTGTATCTTGATTTGTCATAAAAACCATTTCAGTTTTAATCATTTGGCCGCTTATGTGCTGTTGTAAGATTTCACCTTTAAACAAAATCTGTTCGTCATACTTTTTAGTTTGTTCTGCCATAAGGGCAAAAGTACCGCAAGATTGTGATGCTTGAAACGGCGGTACTTGTTGAGCAGCTAAAGGTGTAGCTGTTAATGATAGTGCTAGTAAATATTTAAACATTTTATTGTCCTATTCTCCAGTACTACCAAATCCTCCATCTCGATCTGTTTTCTGGTTAGGTTGAGTTTTGGTTTCAGATATTTTTACCTGTTGAGTTTTTTCTAATACACATTGTGCAAGACGTTCTCCGTCTGAAATAACTGCTAACGAATCTGTTTCGTTGTTTATCATAATATAAGTTTGTTCTACATAATCAGAATCTATAATTCCTGTACCATTTGCTAATACTAAACCTCTTTTTAACGCGACGCTTGACCTAATAAACATTTTAAGTACGTGCTTATCCGGTACATCAAAAATTAATCCAGTAGGAATAAGTATTCTTGTATCTGGTGGTAGCTGAAAAGAGTTTGGATTTTGACCTACACCCTTTACAGTGATGAATACTTCTTTATTCCAGTTATTATACGCTCGAAGTTTATCACCTCTTTTAAAACATGATTTAATATCAAAGGCTGCTGAACCTTCAGTTGCGTAAGTTGGTAATTCAGCGTTTTCATTCATTCTATAAATTTTCATTTTCACTTCTTTCCAATGTTATACTTTGCTTCCAGAATCCAATTTTGTTTTTCTTTATGAGATATAATCTTAATTTGATTAAGCTGAGCAATCGGTGATTGAGCTTTTTCAGTATTTACGACAGATAATAAATCCCATTCTTCTAGTAAATTAACTATAGTATTTCTTCTTGCTTCATCTTCTTCTACAAATGTATCTTTTTTACCGTCTAAAATAAACAATTCTTTAAAATGCAAAATCGCATATTTACCTTGTTTATGTAGTATATGGCAAGTTTGGTAAAGCTTTTTCTCTTTACGAGACGAAATACCAATACGAGTAAGTGTTTCTTTTACTTTAAGGAAACTGTCTGGTGTTGGTAAAGAAATCTCTACTCCTACACCTTTAAAAATATCTTCTTCTGAGTTCATAACCACATCGCCTTCTTTTTATTATTATTATGTATGGTACGGCTTCAAATTGCTCAACCGTTGTAATTATTTATCAGAAGTAAGTATTCACCTGGTAGACCCGCCAATCTCAAGGCGTGAATGAACTGATTTAAGATCATCTGCGCTCAAGGCTTTTAAATATTGTTTAGCAACTGTTCTATTGCATTGGTAAACTTCTTGTATTGCATCGAGATCTTTACTCTTATCGGCCTTAGGCCATTTACTAAAGCGTTTACGTTTACGTAGCGCTGTTCTATAGTAATCAAATTGCGCTTTAGCTGGTAGATGAGATCTCATATTCATTTCATTAGCATGTAGGATAGTATCTTCAAAGTTTGTAAAACCTCTATTTACGATATAAGCTGAGTACAAATTCTCTGCTATTTCAGGATTATCATTATTAGATATGATATCGTCCTTAGAGAAAGACGCAGCATTCATAAAATCAAAGGGTGTTATTTCTTTGGGCATCTAAATTCTCCTCTAAATCTTTCATCATATCATCAAAATCACCAGAACAATCTTGACATAGCTTAAGATGTAACGGTCCTTCCATAGTGTCAACGTCTACACTATAAACTTGCTTCTTTGTGATATACTTGTTACAGTTAAAACACTCTTGCATACCAACTAACTTTTTAATCCAATCACTCATTTATACTCTGCTTCCATCATTACTTCTGTTAAGAAAGCAACCATGTTAACTTCTAAGTCAGCTACGAAGTTAGCTTTGTACATGTAATCAGCAAGAGTAACTACGAAACCTGGTAATGAACGCAATTCAATCTTTTCAGAAGCCATATCATATATACGCCTAAACATTTCATTCATATCTTGATCTGAATTGTTTGCAACCCATTTTCTCATGTTAGTAAAGTCTTTAGCTTTAAGTAGCCTGAATATTTCATCCATTGAATCTTGTTTTAGATTAACAAATATGCCTTCATCAATACGACCTGAAGCTGCATATGATTGTAGCTCAGTAAGTACACGACGGAAATCAGGGAAGTGGCGCTCAATAACTTTAGCAACTACTTTTTTATCAAAATCTACCTGTTCTAACTCAAGTATTTGTAGCACGCGTTTATAGAATTGTGCTGCCATAGATGGTCTATCAGTTGTTTCTATAGTGAAATCAACTTCACTCAAACGAGAGCGGAGAGGTGCAATGATACGGTTTTTAAAGTTACACGTAAATATAAATCCGCAATTAGATGAATATTCTTCGATAAAGTTACGTAAAGCTGGTTGAACATTTGCAGCGTTTAGGTAGTCAGCTTCATCAAAGATAACATATTTACGACCACCACTAAGGGATACAGCCGAGGCATATGTTGAAATATCATAACGAAGAGTATCAATGTTAACATTCAATGAACCATTCTTTACAATATAATCACAACCCATTTCTTCAAGCATGGCTTTTGCGATAGTTGTTTTACCTACACCTGGACCACCAGACAACAATAAGTTTGGAATGCTATCATCAGCTACAAACTTTTTAAACATTGCTTTGGTGTTTTCTGGTAGAATTGTATCGTTTATTTTTTGTGGTCGATACTTTTCAACCCACAGTACTTCATTTGCTTTAGCATCAATAGACATATAATCACCATTTCATAATATATAAATTGCAGGTTTATAACGAGAGCCTGCGTCGTTTAGTATTACTGAACCTTGTCAGCAAGCGGTGCATCTTCAGGTACAGCTGCTGGTGCGTCTACCGGCATACTACCTTCTGGTGCTTCACCTTGCGGTGCATTTTGCTGCAAGAAAACTTCGAATTTATTACGAAGCATTCCAATGCCTGCAAGTTCTCGGCCTTCAATACCACCGCGGCGACTGACTACGTCAATCAATTGTACGACGGTTGCGATATCTTGAAGAGACAGATTTACTGGCTCTTGTTGTGGTTGTTCTTGATCGCTCATATTTTATCCTTTCTGATAAGTCGACTTAGTATCAATTGCTACATAATAAGTAGCGGTTTCCCCTTTAAACTCAGAGATACCCTTTGCGCAAAGGGTAACATGATAGTTCTGAGGTAGGAGCTTAAGATTATCAGTTTTGATAATAACCTTAAATTCGTCTTGTGTTGTGCCAATTTCAACACCATAATCATCGGCGCTTGTATCTGCGCTATTAATAGCTTTCAGGTATACTTTACCTTCACTACCAACAAATGCAACTTCATTAAACTGAAGAACACCAGCAGCTTTGATTACAGATTGCATGTCGTCCCAAAGAACATCAACAATAACATCTGATGATGGCAATTCGATATCTTTTTCTGGGGCTGCATGTATCATTGAAATATCGGCAAACGCGTATTTTGTACGTTGTTTACCTTCAGCAATAGTGAAGTATTTATCATGAAACTCAACGTCAGGGTCCTTATAAAGGCCTAAAATTGAAAGAAATCTTGATAAATCATATACACATGCTTCAGAAGGTAAGCTTTCAGAGATGGTTGCTTTAGCAACTAATGTTTTCTCTGGTGTGATTGTTTTAAGTGTATTGCCAGGTTTCAACAAGATAGACTTGTTGATAGTAGAGAAACTCTTAAGTATTGTAAGAGTATTTTCAGAAAATTTCATTATATAGTCTCCTATTGTATTATATAGATTGTATCTTACTTTAATATTGCGAAAATGTCAACTTTTTTTGTTTTTCTTGTAGCTTCGTTTAGAAGATGACTTATCTGCTGTCGCTGATACGCCAAGTGATCCTATAGCTCCCATATTTCCCTTGAAGATGTAAGTACCTATATGGTTTATCTTCATCCAAGGACACATCCAAACTTTCATTCCAGCTTTACGAGATTGTCTGCAAAAGAAGTAATCTTCACTTAGATATCTTTTTGATCCTGCATCAATAACACAATCGAAGTAAGCCATAATCTCATTCGTGCCGTCAAAGTTTTCAGTGCGGGCATGATCTGGTTTGTATGAATATTCTGGGTAAGCTTTTTTGTATGTTTCAAAAGTTTCTCTTGGAATACACATAAATCCTGTACCGCCTTCACCGATTTCTAAAGGTTCTGCCATATTAAAACTTTTAAGTTTATTGACTGGATTAAACACATAATCAGCAGTGTATTGGTCAAGTTCAAAGGGCGATTCATCTGCTTTACCTTGATCTGCCGCGGCTTTTACTTTTTCCCAAGCTATAGTTTTCTTTGGATATGGTCCAGTAACAATATTATATTTTTTAGGATCTGCTACTTGTATGGCAAGCATGCCAAGAACATCTCTTGGATCAAAAGCAATATCGCTATCTATGAATATTAGATGCGTACAATCAGATCTCATAAATTCATCTACCACGTAATTTCTTGCTCTTTGAATTAAGCTTTCATTAAACAAATAATAAAACTTAATCGTAATGCCATTAGCAGCGCATATCATCGCTAAGTCTGTGCATGATTTAGTATAAGAACCAGTGCAATTACCACCGTACATTGGGGTACCTACAAATATCTTGTATTTTCTAAGTTCTTCCACTGAAATTTGTAAATTAGCCATTAGGTAACTCCATATCTAATTCTGCTCGAGTGATTGCCTGTAATCTCATGATATCAGCCGCTACATCATGTTTTGCATCGTGAGCGTTAAATGTAATTTCCCATTTTTCTTCGTCAGGAAACGGACAAAATCCGTTGTTTCCTGGAAAGTTGAACTTTGCATCGATATAAGTTCTCGTATCTCTTACTTTCCAATAAGGCAAGTAAGCACTTAATTGGTTCTTTTTGTTTGAGATCTCTGCCATTCTATCGAGAATAATGGGATCGAATGTGTTTGACCTACTCCACCAATAAGAAATCTTATTAGAGCTTAATAAGTAGTCAAGTAGTTTTGCCATGAATTGATTTGGGTTTAAATCGTCTTCGCTTGGTTTTAAGTCAACTCTTAGTGCAGCAGGTTTATCAAGCCACCATTGCAAATCTGCGCTAGTATACTTACAACCGTGATTCTGCATCTGGTCTTTAATGTCAAGTTTAGATTTCTGCATTGTAGCTACTAACTCTTGGAAAGAGTAAGGGTTATCGGATTCAAACCTATCCCATTCAAATGTAGTGTAAGCACAATTAATAACTGGTATTACTTTTGCATCACTACCGATGGTTTCGAAATCTAAAATAAAATCTTTTCTCATATTCTCACTTTCGTTACATAGTCGTATTGTATATTGTATTGATAAAATGTCAACCGAAAAAGCTTTCGAGGTTATTTTCAGTTACATTCCATTGTTCTGTTGTTTCATCTATATTCGTTTGAAACAAAAAGTCTGTATCTGACCAAGGTCTATTTCCTTCGAATACGTGTTTAATCTCAGTAGCCATATCCTTTGCTGTTTCGTAAGGAACGTTTTGGCAGATGTGATTGATAGAATTCTTTGGATCTAACAACTCAAAGTCTTGAGGCAAACCCATAATAGTCATTGCTTCTCGAATAGTTATATATCTATCTTCGTATGGATGAGTTAACATTTTTGGGTAATGACCAACGAAAGCTCCAATATAATCTTTAGGAACCATTGTTCCTCTTCTCATAAGATTGCCTCCAGCCTGAAGCTTTTCATATTTACGTTCACATTTTGGAACTTCTCTATGATATCCGTTATCACCCATCCATTTAGCTATTCTTTTATAGTCATGACCTGCACGTTCAATCGCGCATTCAGCGTCATTTGCCCTTACGTTTTTTGTTACCATTATATCATGATATTCTCTATGAGTAATCCCACCATGAACTTCTTCTAAAAGGTAACGATAGTAAGGATCATCCTTAGAAGGAATTTTCTTATTGATCACATCCATTTGAGTATTTGATGTTACACCGTTAATAATATCTTCTATTTTCTTGTGAGGTTTATTATAAAAGTGCAGAACAGGAGTTTTTTCACCGAACATGTCTTTCTTCCAAAAGAAATAAAATGTACGCTTTCTGAACTGAGGAACACCATGTTTAATATTTTTAGTAAGATATAAAGACATCGAATAACCATTATCTAATCCGATTTGTCTAAGCTTATTAAGCATAAACTCGCCTATCTTTCCAGATAGTGATGCAGCGTTCTCTCCCCAAAATACGTTTGGCTTTACGTTAGAAAGAATATACTCTGCGCTTAGCTCCATCCATTGGTTATTCTCGTTTGTTTCGCCGTGAGCATGATGCATAGTACTTAAACCTGCACACGGACAAACACTTGATACAACATCTATTTTCTGGTTTAAGTCAGGAGATTGGCCCTTATCGAGAATATAATAAGGAACTTTATTTTCCCAATAATTCAAAAGATGTTGTTCATTATCTTTAAATGCTTCATACGATAAAATATACTCTGGCTTTGAACCAAATACTTCTGTAGATGCAAGAGCTTCACCACCTATTAAGGGTATAATAGTGGCGTGCTTCACGAAAAGAAATCTTCTATAGTATTTTCTTCGATATCATTATATTCTTTGCCTTGCCAATGTGGATAAAACTCTCTAGAAAGATGGACAGACTTTGGACTTTCCATTGCTTTAAAATCAAGTTCTCCTATGCCATTATAGAAATGTGGTGTAATCCATTCCTTAAATTGTACATCTGTTCCTTGAACCTTACTCATAGCATATTCTTTAAAATATAAGCGTGCATCATTACGCTCAGCCCAAGAGCCGAAGAACTTTGTGCCTTTATACATGCCAGATTTTGGCAAGTTGCGGCGTTCATTTTCGATTGGTAATAACTCACAAATCACTTTACTTTCCATATCCAAAGAGTCTACAGCTTCAACATAACGGTCAACAAGAGTTCTTATCGCTTGTTTAGTATCGTCTTGTCTGCAAAGATGGTGTCTAATATCGATGTTACCAAAGTAACACTCAATATGTTTAACATTATCTCTATTTATGAAACTTTCAAGGCCCATTTCTAACGCACCATATAAAGTTTTAAATTGAACTGAATTGACATTGTAACCAGGTCTATACATTGAAATAGCATGACTATCTCCAATAACCATTCGATCCCAAGTAGGATGTTGTGGTTTGATAGTGATAGCGTTCTTCTGCATTTCTCTTAGATTATCTAAATCTACTTCTCTAAACTCTGGAACTACAGAATCAAGATTACCTTCTTTTGCTTTCATAGCGTTAAGCTTATATTCTAACATTGATGCATAATCTGGCATATCATATTCTAATGAATAGACTTGACCTTTAAATCTGGAAATATTACGAATGTTATATGCATGAGGAAAACCTTTTGTTCCTCCAAAGAAATTAATATCTGTTGCACCTTCTTTACGATCATTACCATGATAGATATAAAGATTGTCGTATTGATTAAAATCTTCTTGTTTAGCTGCTTCTTTTGCGGCCGCACCCTGAACAGAAGATTTAGACATAATAATTTTCATTTCACCAACATCAAGGTAATGACTAATCATATCCGCATAAATTACACCTTGCGCAGCTCTATGGTTTGGCAATTGAAAAGATATGGGAACAAAAGGCGATGCCATTGCTGATTTCATAATATTCTCCTAAACAGTTTTTCTAAATTCTTCGTATTCATTTTCTAGAGTAACCCATTGCATTTTAGTAAGGCCCGACCAAGAATGTCTTCTATCCCATACTATCCACATATAAGCAATCATACCACCTATCTGATCTTCTTTTTCGATAGGTTCTATATGATCTGAACTGAATTTAACTCTATCAGATAAAAAGATTATATCACTAGGAGGATTATTTGTAAACAATTTCTTTCTCTTCTTACCCTCTAAAAATGTAATACGTAAAAACATTGCAGTATAGTCATATTCAGATATGAATTTCTCTGCTAGTTTTCTTGGTAAATCTTTGTGATAAGGAGGATTTGTCACAACACCATCTGCAAATTGCGGTTGCAGTTCCATTGCATCATAAGGTGTGTGGACTTCAGTCAAGCAATTATCATAAGAGTTTAAATCATAACTAGTTACGCTGTGACCCATTCTTTGAAGTTGCTTAGATATATTACCACGGCCAGCACAAGGCTCAACAATATTTTTTGGCGGTTTACAATACTTTCCTAGAACGAATGTTGCCAAAGGAGGTGTTGGATAAAAATCATTCTGTCTTCTATTAGCATCGTCCTTTTTTACTCCGGTGTAAATATCAGTTAAATTAGTTGCCATCGATACTACATTCTAATTTCAATAATGTCATTCCAAAACTCTTTCTTCTTTTTTCCGTGTATTATCAAATGCAATCTTTCTTCGTCAGATTTATTTTCGACCCAATGAGAATAGTGTACATTCAAAACAAATGCTGCACCTTTATGGTATGGTACTTCTTCTCCATTCAGAATGAACTTACTTCCATTAGGATATGAAATTGACATATTAAGAGTATCTAGCCAATTGTGTTCTGGAACATCGCTGTGTTCAGCAATATATCCCTCAGGTTTTATAACTAAAAATCTAACGTCATCTAGTCTATCATATGGTAATGATTTGATGAACTCTACGGTCTTAGTACATTTTAATCCTACCTCTGTAATATTGTCTTTAATGAATAAAGATGCTGCAAACCAGTCCTTATGACCATCTTGCGGTCTATTGATAACTAATTCTTCTTTGACTGATAGGTATTCTTGTTCTATATCGTAACAAGGAATATCGAAATTCATCTTTACCCATTGAGCATCGCTATTTCGGTGCATTAAACCAATTCTTCTTCTTTCAAGCCATAGATATCTACACCAGCTTCCATTAGCATCGGCCTAGATTGCTTATTCCACATATCAGTCCATGTTTCGGGGGTAGAGTCTGAAGGTAACATTATCCAGAGAGATTTTACACCAGCTTGAATAACACATTTAGTACAGTCTGAACAGACCGGTAATCCATAAACATAAAGAGTTGCTCCTTTTAATGATACGCCATTATATAAAGCATT